TAAAAGAAAATTTAGATAATGCAATATTTTGTTTTGGAGGTATATAAAGAATATGAAAAAATGGGAAACAGCTGTCATCAAGGATGATGGAACTATGGTATCAATGGCTATAAGGATAGCCGATGCTGATGGAAGTTTGAATAAAAGATTATATGGATTAAATTAATAATAAAATGGTACAGGCAGGGTTACAGGATTCAGTATTGATACAAAAAATTATAGAGGCACAAGTAAAATTAAATCCCGGATTTGATTGGCAAAGTCTATTAGTTATAATTGGAACCTGTGTTTCAATTCCTTTATGTATATGGTTAATAAACGTAGTCAGAGGAGTAAATGCTACAGCAGTAGATAAAATTAACACTTCTTTAGAAAATCTAGGAAATAAATTTGAGGAGATGGGAAAACAGATCACAAAAGTCATAATTGATAATTCTCAAATGAAAACAGAGCAAGAAAATTTAAAAGACGAATTGTACGAAATTCTTAAAACTACTAAAGATCTTATAGAAAGTAAACATCAAATCGAACTTACTATTATAGATTTAAAAAATAAACATGATGCTGTAAATAGTATGGCATTAAGAACTAACGAAAATTTAGAAGATTTACAAGCTAAATTAGAACAAATTGAATCTTCTTTAGAAGAGTATAAAAAGAAACAAGATTTATGTATTAATTATAAACCTTTAAGACCATGAACAGTTATATGAGTGAAATAAATAAGTCACGATCAATGATGCGTCTTGGATTTTTTATAGTTATTATTTGTGTAGCTTTTCTTATATTATGTGTAGGAGCTACAATAATAGTAGATGGAGGAAAATCTGATTTTAATTGGTTAGGAGTATCTGAATTTATCTTGTCTGTAGCTGCTTTGTATGTAGCTGGAGCTACAGGAAAATATTTCCAAAAGAGAATAGAAAATAATACACAGAATTAATAAAAAAAATTATGTTGGACACTATGAAAAATAAAATAATTATGGTTACTATATCAATATGTATAGTTGCTATTTACATCATCTGTATGCTTTTATCAGATCTAAAAACACAAAAAGAAGAGACATCTAGGCAATATAATAACTTTAGAACTATGAGCGATTCTTCTAAATACTTTAAAGATAAGTATGGAAGCATTGTACTTGAAAAAGGTACTTTAGAATTAGAAGTCGGAGAATTTAAAAATTCTAAAAATAAGGAAATATCAATATTAAAAAACTATATTTCAGACTTAAATATAAAGTTAAAAAATATAAAAAGTACAAATTTTACTGCGGTAACCTTATCAGATTCCGGAAGAACTGTTTTACATGATACTATATTTAAAGATACAAGCACCAATACTATCTCCGCTATAAAAATAGGATTATTTAAAGACAGATGGTCTGAGATACAATTTAAAATAACTAAAGATACCATAGATTTTAAGTTGAAAACTACAGATACATTATTAGCAGTATATTCATATAAATTTTTAGACAAGTGGAAGTTTAAAAATATTTTTAAATGGAGGAAAAAAGAATTAGTATTTGATGTTAAATGTATGAGACCTAATTCGTATATTTATATGCAGAGTATTAATCTTAAAAATAATCATTAGCTATGAAAATCCTAGTTGCAGATGACGATTTAGTAATGAGAGCTTTAATATCAGCTTATTTACATAGTATACTTCCTAAAAGTATAATTCATACTGCACACGATGGAGCTTTTGCTATACATTTATGGAATAAATATAAAGACTATAATTTAGTTATTACTGATTATGAAATGGATAATTTAAACGGAGATGAAGTAGCTAAACTTATACATTCAGAAGATAAAAATATACCGATAATTTGTTTAACCGGAAGAAAAGATATATGTACCGAAGAGTACCCTTTCTTTGATATGATATTAGAAAAACCTATAACTAAAAAACAATTCAGAAGTGAAATAATGAAAATACTAATAAATTATGAAAACATTAATCCTACAAAGAGATAAAGAAACACAATATTCTGATTTAGGAACTAAAGGAATTTTAAGTGAAAACGGAGTTAAAATTTGTGATACTTTAGAATTACATGAAGAAAATAATAAAAAAAGAGAATCTCATATTCCTATAGGAAAATATTTATGTAAAATAGTAAATTCTCCTAAATTTGGCAAAGTGTATGAAATTACAAATGTTCCAAATAGAGGAAATGTATTAATACATTCTGGCAATTTTGCAGGAGATACTGATAAAGGATATAAATCAGATGTTTTAGGTTGTGTGGAAGTAGGTAATGGATATGGAATAATTGAATATGCTCCGGGAAAGAAACAATTTGGAATACTTAAAAGTAAATTAACCTTTAATCTTTTTATGCAATACATGAAAGATTTACCGTTTTATCTTGAAGTAAAAGAATAAATATTTATATTTGTAGAAATTTAAAACTATGGAAGTAAGTACCACACAAAATTTTCTGAGTTATTCTATAGAATTATCAGATCCTTTAAATCCTATAATTATAGAGGATATAAAATATTTTCCTCTAAACCAAGTTTTGAATTTAGAAGTTAGTCAATTAACAATTAATGAAGATATTCAGGATTTAGAAGATTATAATATTACAATATCTATTACAGATCCTGACGGAAATAGTTTTACAAATAATTCCACTTTATTAAAATTAGGAGTCTATCATTTTACAATAACTATAGAAAATAAATCTGATTTTAGTATATCTAGTATAGTATCTACATTAGAATGTGTAAATTCTATAGAAATAGTTACTACAGATTGTACTACATTTACTATTAATAATCACAATTTATATCCTGTAACTATAAATATAGTAGATGCTTTTACCGAAGAAATTATAGTAGAAGATCAGGAAATAACAGCACAAACTTCATTTGATTTCGATATAGATGATGTAAATATTTATCGCATAGATGTTACTTATGGAGAAAGAGAAATTACAGATTATTATATTATAAACTCTTACTGTAAATTAGAACAATGTATAACTAGATACATTACTTCTTTATTGTGTGATGAATCTATACCTTGTCAAGAATGCCCTCCTGCTATAGAATTAAATAGAATTATGGGACTTAATTATTTACTTACTGCTAAATTAAATAATTTATACGGAAAGAATAATTTCTTTTCTTCTTTGGAAACTATACCTGCTATGGACGATATTAAATCAATTCTTGATAAAATAAAAGATTATTGTTCGAGAATAGAATGTATAGGAACTTCTGTAACAAATAATAGTTCAATCTCTAATACTTCAGGTTGTGGGTGTAGCAAATAAAAAATATATTACAAATCTTCAAGGAATATGGTATCCTTCTACATTTAAAGCTCAATTTAATGTAGAGGAGACTCTATATGATAAGTTATTTGAAATAGTAGGTCCAAGTGTAGATAAAATGATTATTTCTGCAAACACTTCAGATAAGAACGGTTTTACCAATAAGGCTTCTGATATGTATCAAGGAATATGTATTTATTATTATTTAATTCAGCTTTTTGTAAGTATTAAGAATCAAGTTGATACTTTAGGAATTAATTTTTGTGAAGCTTCTGAAAATTTAAACATACAATGTGTATTAGATTCTTTAGCTTGTTTAAGTAAAAAATATAATACTAATTATATAAAAGTATGGGAAGAATTTATAGAATATTATGAATATCCGAAATGTATCAATTCTTCCGGAGAATTTAATCCTTGTGATTTTGAGAAAGAATCTTTTTCAAAGCCTATAGGAAGTGTTTATGGTAAATGTGAAAATATATAATATGGGACAAGGTACAAAACATACAAGTAAAACTTCATTACTTGGAGAAATATTACAGAAAGTATTTACAAATAAATCTTTCTTAGTTACTGCAGATAAGCTTCAAACTGTTCTTAATAGTATTGTAGAAAGTATGTGGTGGAGACCTGTAGTATTAACTATTACTGATGAAAATTTAAGCACATATCTTACTCATGTAGCAGATAATAATCCTCCTTATGCTTATTTAACAATCCCTAGTAATGTAGGAGTATTAGAAGTTAAAACTACGTCTAAATTATCTTTAGCCGGCATTAAAAATGCTACAACTAGAGAAAACGGAAGTAAATTAAAAATAATAGGCAATATTACCTTATGGGGAAGTTTGAATTTTAATTTTGGAGAAGGTAGAATGTCATTATACTATTATCAATATCACCCTGCTGCTGCCGGAGGTACTATGGAAGGATTTCAAGATTTTATATATTGGAATGAAGTATGGCTATGTGATGGATATTAAAATTATTTTATGAATATTGTTATTATTGGTAAAAACGAAGGAGCTAGTATAGATAATATGCTAGCTTCTATTGTTAATATGGATTGTAAAAGAGTATGGGTAGCTGACAGATGTACTGACGGAACTGTAAAAAAACTAAAATCTCTTAACGAATTTTATATCAAAACAAGTCCGTTTCTTTTAGGTAGACAAACCTCTTACTGTAGAAATTTAGGTTTATCTTTTTGCGATAAAGGAGAAAATGTATTATTTTTAGATGGGGATCGTTATATAAAACACGGAAGTTTAAAAAATTTAGAACAATGTAAAAGCGATATAGTTTTACTTCTTTTGGAATATGACAATAGAGAAAGGTTAGATTTTAGTAAATCTTACGGAGAAATTCATAACGGATTTTATTCTTGTGGAGTATATTTTAAAAATTCAGCTTTACAAAAAATATTAAAATTTCAAAAAGGAGAATTATTCAGTATAAAAATGCAAAAACATTGGGGTATAGAGGATACGTTTTTAGGCGACGTATGCTATCATTTAGGACTTACTTGTGAAATATATCAAGACTGTAGATTAAATGGTAAATTTGATGATAAAACTGTCGGAATTCGAAATATTGAAAAGAGATTAAACGCTCGTCAAAAACTAAATGTAAAATGGTAACGGTAACACAGAAAAACAAAAAAGGGGAAACTTTGTAGTAGTCTCCCTTTTTTTATTTTGTATTTTGATTTTTGTTTAAAAATCAAATTCTTTACTAGGTTCTATTATCTCTTTAGATAATGGTTTATAATCAGTTCGTTTTAATGTTTCCTCTTCTATATTATATATAGAATATAACTCATAGAAAGTAGGTATTTTCATTGCTAATTCTTTTTCCCAAGATTCTCTCAATCTTGTACTTCTTGAAAGTATATCGGACATACTACTTTTTGGACTTCTTCCTTTTAGTAGTTGTTCTTTTGCTTCTTTTGAAAAATGAGAATATTTTCCTTTTAGAAATAAATCATAATCTGGTTTGAATTTATCCGGAATTTCAAATAATATTACAGTATAATCTCCTCCATGTAGAGAAAATTCTCCTCTATAGTTTTGATTATTACGTAATGTATCTAAAAATCCAGTATACTCAACCTTTTTACTCCATTTGAATACCGAATATATTCTATAAGGAACTATTGCTTCTCCTTCTTCTTTTAAAAAACTTTCGATTAAATATGGTTGGAAAAAATCAATATTGTATCCTATTAAAGGTAATAGGAAATTTGAAGTTTTCGTATTTGCCATATTTGAGAATTTTAGAAAATTATTGAACTGTCATTACCATTTATTTTATTCCAGTTTCCTGAACTATAAGAATCTAAAAGATTACGAGCCATTTTTACAAATTTAAGTTCATTATTTACAAATGTTTCAGCAGACATTCCAAATAACCAACAATAACTAGGATTTTGTTTTTCTACAGCTAAAATATTATAATATACAGAGTATCCTAAATTAATAAGTTCGGTATAATTATATTTTATAGCTTGTAGATACATATACCCTTGTAAATCATAATCGTATTCTTTTATAGTTTCTGTAAACTTGGATATTTTAGACTTAGTAGATTTTAAATCTAAAATATCTATAGTTTTTTTATTATGATCAATTACTACTCTATCAAGAGTTGAATCTAATTCCATAGGTTCTTCGAGTAGATCACTATACCATTTTAAATTCTTCTCTGTAAAAACCTCTATCCCAAATTCAGGTTCGATTCCTATACAAAACCTATAAATATAAGGTGAATTTAATACAGAAGTTTCCATAGATATTAGTAAATCCCATTCTTCTTGAGTTAGAGTTTTAAAATTCTCTAATTCTACTAATTTAAGAAACATTTTTAAATATGTTTCGTCTTTTTCATTTTCCCATATTTTCTTATATAAAGCGTCAGCATCACATTTTAATTCTGATGTAAATATGGCATTATTTAACCAATCTTTAGTTCTATCTTCTTCTCCATTAGAATACATAGTTCTTGTAGAAACTAATGTTTTTACAGCATCTGCATATTTTCCTTCAGGAAATACAGGTAATACTACATATTCTTTTAAGAATTCATCTTTTTGAAGAATCAATTTATGAAAGGCAGAACCGAAATCGAAATAGGATTTCCTTTCCAGAGTACCCTCCTTTAAATCTTTTTGATATTTTCTAAAGAGTTGAGCATTTTCATAGAACATTTTCAGAGTAGAAAATCCTATTTTATCGCTCTTCATTAACTCTTTATTCATTGTTATATTGTTTTATTGTAAATACTAATTTTCGTTCTTCTAAAGAAGATACTTCTTCCCATATTACTTCTCCTGAAGATTTTATATAATGGACATTATCGTCCGGTATTATTCCTTTTATTTTTAATACATCGTTGAAGCATTTTCCCCAAATCCATTGGTTATCAGCATCCCAAGAAGGCATATAACCGATATTAGGAACTTTCCAACAAAGTACAAAATCTTTTGTTTTCTTATTTTGTTTTAATCTCACGTCTCCGTAATTTACAGGAGCATAAAATTGTAATGATGTTTTAAGTGGATACATTCCTGTTAAGTCCAGATTTTCTGGTAAAAATCCACTTATATATTCATGCATTTTTTCTACCACCAAGGCTCTTACTCTAGGATGTAAATTCCCTGAATATAAGGCTTGTCCATTTATTTTAAAATACTTGAATTTAGACTTATTTACATGAGTCATAAATTCGGGTATTTCTATTTTGATTTCATTTGCTATTTTCATACAGCATTTATTAATGATGTAATTAATAAGTTTCTTGCATTTTCAAAACCCATAATACATCGAGCATCCGATATATCTTTACAACCGTTATTTTTAGTTTCTTCGTTTTGTAAAAATATAACTTTTATATCAGAATACATTTGTTTAAGTCTATCACTTCCTTTAATTCCCCCTTCATCGAAATCGAATAACAAATATATTGTCTCGAACCTATTCGTTAATTCTTTATATAATTCTTCAGTTATACCTATACTTTCTGCTTGTACTGCTATTGAATTAATATTCATAGTTTTAAGTACCATTACATCTTTAAGAGATTTTGTAATTATTAAAGTAGCTCCCTTGTCAGGAAGATTGTGATAACCTTGAATATATTTATAAGAATTTGCGTTTGTTTTCCATTTTTTCCTTTTTTCTATTTCTAATGGTTTATATAGTTTAAAACTGTAATCAGTTTTATCTAAATTTTCCATTAAATAAGCATAACAAGGATTTAGTTTGTTATAATTATACCATAATAAATCATTATTATAAGCATATTGTACAGCAAATACTTTATATAACTTCAATAAGTCTAAAGTAATACCATACTTATTCCAATATTCTAAATCTTCTTGTATAAAATTACGTACTTTAATATCAATTTCTGAATATCTTTTAGAAATTTCTTTTATTTCATTTCCTGAAGTAATAAACCCTTTAAATTTAGTTACTTCTCGTTTTGAACATTCCAAATTAAGATTAAAATCTGTATTAATTTGATATAATACATCTATAAAATTTAAACCTAATTTTTGAGATATAAAATCAAAAATTCCTCCATTCTCTCCAGTAGAAAAATCTTTAAATCTCAATGTATCTCCAGAACTTCGATAAATACAGAAGCTAGGTGTTCTATCCGTTCTAAACGGACTAGAAAACACCTTGCCTACTGTAAAAGAATTTCCAAGATAATATGCAAATAATTGATATTCTGAAAGTCGATTTAATATGTTTTCTGAATTTAACATATTTTTATCTCTTTCTTTTAGAAGTTTATCTATATCTGCATACATACTTTATATACTAAATTGTAATTAAAAAGGAAGATCGTCAGTCTTCATAGCTCCCGGAATTTGAAATTCTGCTGCTGAAGGACTAAAATCAGGACTCGTCGCTAACGAAGCTGCACTATCTGTAGGTTTTTTATCTTTTTCCATTTTATACAGTGTTCCTGCTTTCAAACTTTTATTAATTTGTAGTATGAATTTAGAATCTGCAGCATTTATAGTAGCATCTTCCATAAAAGGAACGAATGGAGGCAAAGATAAATAATTATTGTAATTGTAATGTACAAAAATTCTAAATTTCTTAACTGCTAATACTTGAGGAGGAAGAATTGCTATAATTCGATTTCCTAGATCTTCGAAGCTAGTCAATCCGTTTCTCAAACTTTCAAAAGTACCCCAAGGTGCAGGTAATTGAGTTGGATAAAATTTAGTTACGATATGTTTCAGTCTAGTCATTTGGCTATTGATTTTCTTTAACATTTCTTCTTTAGTTTTTGTTCCTGAAGCATCTTCTACAGGAAATTCCATTAAAGAAATTGTAGCATCTGTATCTAGGTTTTTAAATGTAAATTTAATATACTTTTTACCTGTTTTATCAGATTCCATTGTAATAGACGAAATTACATTATTTTCTATAATACCGGGACCGGGAAATACATTAAAATCTTTACCTTCTGCGTTATAAACTGTAGTATCTCCACTAATGCTTTTATATAATTCTGTTGACATAATATTGTATTTATTTTTATTTTACTTAATTCATTAAAACTTTTTCACTTTATGTTTAATTATTAAGTTAATAATATATTAATTTTATTATTCTAATACTGCTTCAGAAAGACTAACAATAGGACTTTCTATAGCCTCTTCAATAACGACTTGTTGAGGTTCTACATCGGCTGTTTCTTTTACTATCTTTTTAATTTCATAGAATTTTATTCCCGGAGTATTTTCATCTTCAATAGGAGTTAAATCTATAGTTAATTTAAAAGATTCTGTATTACCTCTGCTGAAAGAATCTTTTAATAACAAAGCATAATAATTTGAAGTTAAATTTCCGTTTCCGAAAAGTTTAAATCCTTGTTTATCTTGAGCTTCGTACAAGAACAGTTTGCGATCTCTATTTTCAGATTTGTATTTATCGTCTTCTGCAATTCCTACGTATTTATTAGCTAATCCCAAACCGTCTAAAGCAGCTTTAGAAAATGTTATTAACGATTTTGAGCTATCTACTAAAATTTCTACTGTTGTGTCTACAATTAATTGTTTTTTCTTTGTGTTTCCGTAAAGTATCATAATATTTATTTTTAATTTGTTATTTACTATTTTTCTTTTTCTAATTCTTCGTAGAATTTCCAATGATATTCTTGAATATTCATTTCTTATTTACTTAAAATTGTATCTAAAAGGTATTTACAATCATTTGGTATTTCGTTTATTTCCTCCCCAAAGTAATATGGAGGGCATTTAGCCGAATTTGTACCATCTGAATTTAATATAAATTTGTATTTCCTATCTTTAGGATTTAAAGGATTTATTTCAATGTCAGCATAAACAACTGTTGAAAAATGTTTTTCTACTGCACCTTCGAATTCTTTCTTTGTGTTAACTTAATATTTCTATTAAGAACAGACTATATCTTAATTTCTGACTTTCTTGTATATTTTAGTCATAAATTGCCACCGTTTCGTAATTGTTTTAAAATCACTACTCTACTTAATTTTCGATAGTCGTTGAACCTTACTCTATATAGAGTCTTGGCTGCTGATTGCCCATACAAATATACTTAAAATTTTTAAACATTCACACTTACCATTTCTAGTTATGTTGTAGTTTTTAAGTCTTTAGGGTTTTCCAGCAATTAGATGGCTTTTACAAGAGCAATTTGTTTACCCTTAACCGCAATACGTCTTTCTTTAAGTCCTCCTTCATCTTGTACCCATTCCGGATGAGCAAGTACAATTACAGGCTTTGGACATCTTTTTATAGTATTTAATAAATTTGCAATATTTTCATTGTAAAAGTTAAATACATCGAAACCTTTTTTGGTTTTTCTGGCTTCCATCATTAATGAATCTAAATACATAGAAAAACTATCAAACCCTATAACTTGAATATCAGGATTTTGAGCATATTCTATTATTTTAGCATAAGCCTGACTCCAACTTTGACATAATGCATGATATTTAAAATTATCCTTAAAAGGCAATTCTTTGTATTCGATATTTATAAGTCCGAGTTCCGTTCCAAAATTTCTAAAACTCATACTTTTTCCTCTCCCCGATGGAGCTACCACTGCAATCTTTGGTGGTAGTTTTACTCTGCCTGCTTCTTCAGCCATAATTTTTATTTTTTTAATTAGTAACCTCCTTCAACACAATCCTCTATTGTATTGAATTTTAATTTATTTATCATTTGTAAAATACAAGGATCACCTTCTCTCAGTTTTATTATATGTAAATATAAATATCCTGCAGTTAACCATTGATGAGGCCCATAACGGTCTAACCCCATATAAAAAGGATTCATTATTACAGATACCATATCTGAAAACTGATAACAACTATCTCCTCCAAATAACATTTATTATCTCTAAGGCTCTTTATCCTTAGATTCTACAATTTCATTCCATTATGTTTGTAGTTTAGACTATATCATCATCTTACCGTCTGTAAGATGCTCCGAGCTCGTGTCGTTTTACTGTCCCAAAAGGACTCCATACGTTAGTCGTTGAACCTTATTTATATTGCTATAAATCTTGGCTGCTGATTGTCTATCTCTAGATTTTCCAGCAATTCACGGAGTTTTAAATGGACTTATTCGGCAATTTATATTTCATAGAAGGTATAACAAATGCATTAATTAAATTGTAAAATCTATCATAAGATACTTTTCTTATTCGTATTATATTTTCTTTATTTAAAGTAGTGTGTAATTTAAATTTTCTTAACAGCATGTATCTTAAAAAATTACAATCTGCACGAGTGAAACCGTTTGTGCAAAGATAACACCCAGTGTTATAATACCCATCATCCATATACCATATTGCTAATCCTAATGGCTCAATATCAAATACAGAATGATGTACTATTTTTTTAGGTGCGTACCATTTTTTATGCAGATCTGCAAAATCCAAGTATGTACTTGTCACAAATATACAAGTTTTATATTCTGGAATTTTGAATCTAATATCGAATCTATCTTTTATAGAAACTTCTGACGGAGACATTCTGCTTAAAAGTTTTTGTTTATGTACAATATAATCATACTGTTTTAGGCAATGTTGAAAACATAAGTTTGCACTTTTTGCTTTTTTATATGTTTTAATATGCCCATCTCCAAGAATACTTCCCAAAATAACTTGATACTCTTCATTTGTAAAATTTATAGTTCTACTCCCATTCAGTTTGATTTTTTGCTCATTACAAAATACTGTTATCTGTCTAGGTGTTTTGTTTAGGACTTTTGCAATTTCAGAAGCAGTATATTTTAATTTTACTAATTCCGCTATTTCTTTTTTTAACTCCCTAGACCCTATTCGAACTTGTTGTTTTTCTAACCCACTTCTTTTATAAAGATTTCTTACTGTTTTTTCATTTACACTTAATAATTTTCCTAATTCTGCATAGGAATATTGTTGATAATCTTTTATTGTTTCTAATTTTGCTAATTCTAATTTTTTCATACATTTTATTTTTTATAAATATAATGTATTTTTAATTAATACCCGCAAAATAATCTGCTTTTTATGTTAATCCATTTTTTTTGGGAACTGCTGTGTAGGTTCAGACATTCTTTCCGAACTTTCTATATTTCTATTCATTTGAGATAATAAAACAAAAATTGCTTTTATTTTCTTTTTCATAAAATTTATAGCAGTGTATAATTCTGCAAGAATTATTCTTTCTAATTCGTCTCTTTTACCTTTAACTAGAATAGTATGATCTAACAAAACAACCAAGCCTCTATTTGGATCATTGTGCTCTTTTTGTTTTGCAGCTTTAAAAACTAATATAGTATTTACAATTTCTTCTACTGTACCTGCATCCTCGACATAAAATATGTTCATTTTTGCAAATTCTCTGGCATGTTTCAATAAGATTTCGTAATCATTGTCTGTAATGATAACATCTTCTTTTCCTGAATGTAATTCTTGTACAGTTTTAGTAGTAGCTTTTGAGAGTTTTCTACTTACTAAATTTCTACTTAACATTTCAAAATTAAAACTTAGCACGTCAAATTTTTCTTCAGGATTTAGTTGAAATAATTCAGTTTCTAATTGATTCAGCATTGCTGTTTTCCCGCTTCCAGAAAGTCCTGCTATTGTATGTACAGTATTCCATTCTAATCCTCCACATGCAGCATTGTTATATTTTTTCCAAGGTGTTTTGAGAGATTTAATTAATCCTTTTCTTCTATCATCTATATATTTAACAGATTCCTCAGCAGATTCTGCAATATGTTTTATTTTTAGTATCTTAGAGTAGTCGTTCTCCATGTCTTTCTATATAACCTCCTGATTGCGGAGTGTTTGCTACTAAAGGAATATATTTTTCCCAAGTTCTTTGATTTATCCAAGTTTTTAATTCTTGCATTGAAGATAGAAATGCCGATCTTTTTTTAGTACTTATTTCATATCTCAAACATTCAATTATCAACTTGTGTAAATCAGGTTTATTTTTTATAATTTCCTCATATTTCTTTTTTAAAATTTGATTCTCTTTTGAGTTTAAATCCACACAATGAAGTACTCTTGTTCCTCCATTTCTTCCCGGGACTTTTAAAGGGTATTCCGATAATAATTCCCAAAAATTATCTTCTTTTATTTCGAATAAAGTATTTAATAAAGGTTTATTTATAGTAGATTCCTGAATATTATCTACATTAAAAGATATAAAATATCTTTTTTCTATTAAGGATTCTATATTCTGCTTTAATTCGCCTTTATTCTGGAGATATTGAAATAGTTCATAATTTCCATTTTGGAAACTCCATAATAACCAATATTGATTTGGAGTTAATCCATATTCCATTATCTTTTTTAAAAATATTAAATCATGCATAACTATTTTTTTCTATTTGTTCAAATAATTCTTCGACAGAATTTACAAAGATGGAATCACTTATAGCTTGAGAACTCATTAACCAACTATAGTCCTGAGAATCTGGAAGATATAATCTTATATAAGAAGCTTTCTTTCCTTCTTCGTCTAATCTTAATATTCTACCACATTCCTGAACTAAGTCTTTTATTGTCCCATTAGCATTTACAGCTATTCCAAAATTAGTATTTGTTAAATTTACTCCTTCGTTTAAGGCTTTTGCAGATATAATTCTATTGACTTCTCCGGAATTATATCTACTTAAAGCTGAAGTTCTGTCTTTTTTCTTCATTTTGGAATGTACTGAAACTGCAGATTCTCCAAACATCTCTTGTAAATTAATAACATCAGAAATATATTCGGTAAATATTATTCCTTTTTTATCTCCGAAATAATCTGATATTTGCTTACATACTTTATATCTACTTGGCAATTTACTTAAAAATTCTCTTCTCTTTCCTATTGTTTTCCAAGGTTTATATCCGTTTCCTTTTTCATATTCTATCTTTTTGTTCAGATATTTTAATATTTTTAATTCTTGTTCTGAAGCTTCGATAGGCAAATTATAAATATTGAAAGGTGCAATAAGTCCAAGTTCGACTGCTTTTTTAATAGATACATATTCTACTAAAGGAGCTATTTTATAAGCCCAGTATCTTTTTTTACTAGGTATATAAGCAGATAACGTTAATAATTTATTATAGGTGTTATTAAAGTAAAATTGCATAAATACAGACTCTTTTTCAGAATCTATTGGTTTTATAGTATTATGATATTCATCACATATTACTAAATCAAAATGCTCTCCTATAAGTTTACATGCCGAATGTATACACATAATTTTAACACAAGTCTTAAATGTAAATTCAGAATTCCATTTTGTAAATTCTTCTACCCAAGCATTGTCTCTAATTTCTTCTGTAGGAGTTATTATTAGAATTTTACAATCGTAGTTTGTAATCTTAGCTACATATTCTGCAGCTAAGACCCCAATTCTACTTTTCCCTACTCCGGTACACACGACTACAGAACCCCTACACCCCATTAAAAACCATTTATTCAAAATATATCTTTGGATTTTATCTTTCAGTTTAAATACATCTTCTTTATGCATTTGGCAAACTATTTATTATTTCTACAAATCTTGTAACAGTAGTTCTTTGATAACTTACATCATATTTAGCCTGTAAAAAGCAACAAAAACGAGTATTTCCTTCGTTAAATAAGGCTATATACTTTGCATTTTCATTACCGTGATACAAATAAACTGCTACTTTTTTGTTTTTACATAGATGTTTGATCGCTTTTACTGCTTCAGGAGAATTAAGAACTTTAAAAGATCCATAAATAGGTTTAGTCATTCGGAAACCAACGTTTCCATTCTTCTGCTTCTTCACGAATTTGTCTTTCCCATTCTGATTCGGCAATATCATCAATTTTGTCATCTTCTTCTATTTTTGGAAATAAATTTAATTGTTTATTTTTCTTAGGATTATTGAAATAGCTTTTTCCATAATAATTAGGATAAAAATCATCCTCCCAATCATTAAATTCTCTTTGATAATATGTAGGAGTATGAGTAACAGGTACTTGTTTTGTATGTATATACTTTTTAGTACAAGTTTCTGCTATTTCTTTACAAAATTCTAAAGTTTCTTCTATTTCAGATATTTTAACATATTCGTTATTAGTATGTGGATTATAATATCCACAGCTCATATTAAAACAACTGATATTTAAAGAGCTGAAACTTAAAGCATCTGTAAATAAACCATCTGATTGCGTTCTGGAATATTTAATGAGTAACGGATCTATATCCTGTAGAAATTCTTGAGATACTGTTATACCTCTATATTTCGTTACAAAATCATTAATTCCTTTTCTATCAACTCCTCCGATAAATCGACAATCTTCTAACCAAGTTTTATTAAAACTCCTACTTCCAATTCCTCCAACTTCTTCTCCTGAGAAGAATACTATTTTTATAGTCGGAATAACTTCTAGTAATTTTAAACAAATATATAACCCATTTTTGCAATCTCCTCCCACACCTACAGGAAATCCGGAATTATCTTCAGCATAAAGTATTCCGTCTTTTTCTATACAATTAAAACCGTTATTATAGGTATGAACAGTATCTAAATGTGCAGTAAACATCGGATAAGTATCTGAAACCCCTTTTACAATATAAATATTTCCAAAATCATCTATATTGAAAGGGATATTTAATTTTTCTAAATGTCGTACTATAAATAACGCCATTTTTGTTTCGTTTTTAGTAGATGCTACTGAAAACAAATCTATCATTTTTAACATCTCTTATTTTTATTAATAATTGTCGAATTCTTTCAATCTTTGCATGCCTTGTTGCTTGCAGTATTTTTTACCTCCAATTTGCATAAAATCATTTCTTAATATAGGACTACCACAATCACTACAAAAATCCAAATCCCGAGCACATCCGTAACATAAATGTAGACTTCCGTTTAAAGTTTCTATTTCCATACTATTACTTTTCAATTCTGCTCTTGAGCAACTTGTACAAATTATATATTCTCCTATGCACTCTTCACAATATGATTCTGTACCTGAAAATAATTTTCCACAATCAGGACAAAGTTTAAATCCAGCTTGAGTTAAACATTCCAAAGTACAATATCCATGTAAAGTTTCCTTATTATGATATAAACCACAATGTTTGCATTTAGTATACCCATGAGTTTCAAAACAATCTTTACAAACATATCCGTCGATTGTTTCAATAAATTCACTCTCTTCATCAGAACCTTTATTACAATGCCTACATTTATATGAATATACTCCTTTTATAGTATCTGCACTTGTGTCGGCTAAACTATATTTAACTCCTATAGCCTGATAATTATATAAAGTTGAATTTCTTAAATCCAAATATTTTATAGTATCAAAATATGGATTTCCATATTTTTTCATGAAATTAATACAATCAATAGGAACTATCTTAGTAACATTTATTGTTTCTTCTTTTCCATGTTTATATATACGTATATTTTTATCGTGGGTACCATTATTTCTAAATGCCCATCCGTTTTTAATAGCTTCTCTATGCAATAAATAATTTATTTCATCTGAACCGTATACTCTATCTAAAAACTTAATTTGTTCTCCGGCTTCTGTAATAACGTCCCAAAATAAAGCTCTAAATAATAATTCTTCATTTTCATCTAAACCATAAATAATTTTACATAATCCGTCATAAGCCCCTGCGTAATTTTTAACTTTGTGATTAGATAAAGGACGCATACAAGAATTGCGTAGCAAACTTCCAGAATTTATACTTTCTTTTATGCCATAAACAAAACTTGGTTTATCGCTAATTAAATATTCTGGAGTTTTATAATCTGATTTTATTTGTTCACATTTTAATTCTAAAAATCTATTGAATATTTTTTCGAAAACTTCTGTAGTATACCTATCTTCTGTGGCAAATGAATTTTTTAAATATATATTTATAAATTTGGACAAATTTAATATTAAGCTTACTTTTTCTGATGATAAGTTTAATTTTCCAATTATATTTAGCTCGGAATCTAACTCAAAATAAGTTTCTTTATAAGGCACATCATCTGCTATTATTACAACAATTTCAGCTAAATTATTATTTATATAATTTGTACATGGAACAATTCTAGCGTTAAAAAAAGTAATACCTGTTTTCTTTTTTACTATTACTCCGTCTTCTTCTATTTTTTCATAATTAGTAATATTTCCTGATAATTGTTTTTTTAACACATCACAAAAATGATTCGGGAGTGTAATTCGTATTTTTTTCATTTTATTATAGCATGTATTCCATCATCAACTGCGTTAAAATGTGATAATGGGTGAGTTTTATTTATTATCTCTAATTTTGCATAATTTATTAAATCAAGAACATCTTCTTGATTTCCGTCAAAGTTATACAAATCTAATTTTAATTGAAGAGTCTTTAAGATATTATACTTAGGATCAGTTTTTAATCCTGTAGCATTATATCTTAAAGACCCCATAACTAAACGATTTGCACATAATTGATTAATTTCTTTAGCATCTAGCTCTTCAAAGAGTTTATCTATTTGTTGTTTAGTAAAACCTATCAATTTGGTTTGTTTTAACTCTTTTCCCGCTAACCTATACCAAGCATCTTTGTAAAATTCATCTAATGTCAACATGAATATTGAATAAAATGTTTTAAACTTCTCCATCTGGTATTAACCTTATGAATTAGTATCATATTATCAAACGTTTTAAATGTACACATTCCTAGTTTTTCATGAGAAATTTCACAAGATTTTATATTATTTTTTCTGCAGGAATTCCCTACTTCTAATAATATTTTTAATTTTTCAATCTGTTTTTTAGTCATAATCGTTATGTAAATAAAATTATTTTCCAGTGCTACCAAACCCTCCTGAACCTCTTTCTGTTTCAGATAATTCAGATACTTCTTCAAATTCTAATGGAGTAGTTACTCCTAATTTTATTTGTACTACTCGATCTCCTACTTTATATCTAGGCATTTCAGGTTTTACATGATAAAATATAACAGAAACTTCTCCTGTATATGGTTCGTCTATTGTAGGTGCACTATTACTTAATATCATTCCGGTTTTCCAAATACTAGAACGAGGTCTGCCATCAATAGATAATATGTGTTCTTTAGTATCTTTAAACCAATGATGAGTTCTTTCAATTTGAAAAGCAAGACCTAATCCATATTTCCAAACTCCCGGAGCAATTTCTTCTTCACTTGTTGCTACACAATCATAGCAAAAATCTGAATCGTGAGTTTTAAATGGAATTACCGCATTTTCTACTAATTTTTTAATTTTTACTTTTAGCATATTATTTAACGTATTTAGTTTTTGCTTCTTTTAACCATTCTTCTAAATTAAAATCTGAAGATAAACCTGATAATAATAAATCATCTTTTAGTTCTTGAGTATTAATTTGTTTGAAAAGTTTATTTTTAGCTTCTTGTTTGAATGTTTCTAAAACTCTTTCTGGATTTCCATAAATATGCCTTCCTTTAAATCTTTCATAATTACGGCGTAAAATAGCTCTTCTATCCGAAAGAGCATCTTCCATTTCTTGAATATCTTTACATTGTTTTAGTAAAAGTTTTTCTTCTTTAGAAGGCTCCCAATTCTTTTCAAAATCTTCTAATTCTTTTTCTGCAGGTTTTATTTCCGCTTCTAATTTTCTAATTAAAGCATTTATTTCTGAATTACTTATTTTTGCCATTTTCTAAAAATTCTTTAGTTATTAATTCACTTAAGGGTAATGTTTTTATCCAATTACAGAAATACCCCCAATCATGTTTTAGCTTATGAGTTTTTCTTTGTTGATATATCGTACTAAGTTGTAAGTAACTGGTTGATATTCCCATCCATAATTCATATCCCATAGGAAGATTTGAAATAATATATTGAAAACATTCTTCTTTAGATTCAATAATAGATTTTTCTCCGCTATTATCTACATAAGTAAAAGGAAATGTTTCTTTATTATAAATTCTTATAAGAGAATTAACTTCATTAGCAATGCTACATAATACAAAGTCATTAGAAGAATGGATTATATTATCTACAGAAGTTAATTTATGCATCTTACTTTGACTACTGATAATATCAATCCAATGATACCTTTGTAATTGTGGAGTAAAATATTGTGGATATTTTAGATCAAATTGAACTATAATACCTTTGAGATAATTATTATGTCCACTTCCTATTGGTGTATTAGCTAGTTTAAATGCTCTATCTTTATTTTTAGCAGATGGAAACATTTGTCTTTGCATATAATGCTCTGCTAAATCTTCTGGTTCGCCAACTTGCATAGGATAACCACTTCTAATTATAGATTCCTCTAAAAATGCAACTTTCACGTTTTTTATTTCCATTATTTACATTGTTTATTGTACCATTTAATAAATTTAACACAAGCAAGCCAAACGGACTCAATTTTTGTTGATAACTCAATCCCCGAAGGATAAAACTGTCTTTCTGTTTCTTCCTTGTATTTAAAATATTCATCCATCGAATAGCATTTTTCCACAACAGGCATTAACCAATCCCAAGATGAATGATATTTTAAATTACCATAATGCATGTTATCAAGTTTTCTTAACCATCCTTCTGGTATTAAATCTGAACCTACTGTAAAATTAGTTTTAAAAATATCTCCCATAAACTCACCAATGAGTTTATTGTTTTCTTTTATAATTTCTTTTTCCATTTTAAAATAATATTAATTGTTTTATAATAAACTATAAATTTTAGGTTCTATTTCGTATAATATTTTTCTAGCTTCAAAACAATAATAACCATAATTTATTCTATAGTCTTTCATTTCTCTTTTTTCAAATTTGTTAAATATTTCCACTCCGAACCCTTTAGATAAAGATGTCATTTTTCCTGTATTTCTGTCAACTTTATACAAATATCCGCAATTAGGATTTGAAGAAATAAAATAACGATTAGTTCTTTGTTGTTCTATCCCTCCCCATACTGTTTTAAATTTTTTGTCAACTTTTTGCATTTTACAAAAGTCATATATATTGTCATGATTTTTTATAAAAGTTTCAATTTCAGTACCATCAATAAAATATTGTTTTAACGCTTTTGCTACAATAGGCATATCATAACCTTTTCCTAAAATGATAGAGGTTAGAAATTCTCCCTTTTCTTTAATATATGGTTTTTCGTTTTTATATAACGGTTCTCCGTTTTCATTAGCATACCATGCAAAATAGTTATTAACATTTCTTCTAAATACTTTATGATAATGCGCAAATTCTAATTCTAAACCAATTTCATTTTCCCAATTTTTACAAATATTCTTATATTCTTCAATTCTATTTTTGTTTACAAAAGTAGTAATACCGTCAGTGTTTACAGATTCTATTTTAAATCCGCAATCTGCAATTCTTTCGGCTAACATAGTTAAAAATAATTGTCCGTTAATTGTTACGGTCATTGCTGCTTGAGGATCGTATAACCAAGAATGTTCGTTTATTAAATTTCCGTAAGTACCATTAAGGGATAACTTAAATGTATCAGCTAATAACGTATTTTTTTCATGTTTCGCTTTAACTCTAGTATCTCTTAACCATTTATATCTTGGTATAAATAAATCAGGGTTTAGATGTTTAGGACAAGCGTTTAACAATATTAAAACGCTAGGATATAGAGATGAAACATCGGCATCTATTAATAATTCATCTTCTTTAGGAGAATAATATCCGGGATTGTCTTTTGAATGAATACCCCCTGTACCATAAACATATTTTACCCCTTTATAAATGATTTCATAGTCAAATACTCCTTTAGTTCCATAAATAGTCTTCTTTTTCAATATTTCTAAAAAATCTTTAAATGTTTGAGAGTTAAAATGAATTTTATCTGATATTATATCTTTTAAATTTATTGAATTTCTTATTGTTCGTTTATCTTTAAATTCAATATTTCCAGAATCTTTTTCGTATAATTTAGAAAATAAATCAACACCTGTTCGAACGTCATCTTTTGACATACATTTTATACCAAAATTACTTTCTATTATGGTTCTTAAATTTAATTTTTCTTTGTTTTTTATTGTTAAAAATTTAGTAGATTCTACATCATTATAACAATAATATACTATTTCTTCAATATTTTCTTTTTCAATTTCTTTATTAAAATCAAAAGAACATTCTAATACATTGTGCCAATTAAGAGTTACTTGTAATTCTTTTAAACTAACTCTTTGAGTTTTTGAAAATAACATTCTCATTATATCTACAGTTTCAAATCGTTTAGAATATTTGTATTTCTTTATAGAATCGTAGATTTGGTCATTTTCTATTATATACTTTGAAAAGTCGTAAATTTTAACGTTTGAGGGATTTTCTAATAATATATAGTTCAATAATAAATTATCGTACATCATACTATTATATCCAATTAAGACTATATTTTTTATAAATTCGTCTAATAAGTATCTATCATTTTTCCAAGCGGATATTTCAAAATATTTTCGTTCTTCAGTTTTATAATTTATAAAACAAAAACACGTAAAGTTTGGAAAAACTTCTGTGTCATAAACCCATTTTTCCATATTTTTATTTGCAATTTTAAACAAATAGGAGTACTTTAATAGTACTCCTATTTAAAATTATTACTTAGTTATAGCTAAACACAG